GAAGTCGAAAGTCTCCGCAATGCAAGCGCGCAGCACGCAAGGCAGGTGACGTGCCGAAGATGCCAGCCTCGCAAGCTGAGCCGTGGACGCCGCACGAGCTAGGCGTGACAGGCACGGTTGGCATCCTGTCGGATATCCATGTGCCATACCATTCCGAGGTGGCTCTAGCTGCTGCGGTTGATTACCTGAAGACTATCGGTATCGACTGCCTGCTACTCAATGGCGATGTTGCGGATTTCTACACGATTAGCAGGTGGCAGAAAGACCCAAAGAAGCGAGACTTTCGTGGCGAGCTAGATGCCGTCATAGGGACGCTGGCCTGGCTGCGAGATCAGTTTCCCGATGCGTCAATAACCTACAAGGTTGGAAACCACGAGGAGCGGTGGCAGCACTGGCTGTGGCAGCACGCTGCGGAAATCAGCGATCACCCAAGGATGCGGCTCAGCGAGTGGCTGGAGTTTGATGAGCTTGGCATCGAGCTAGTTGACGAGCAGCGGCCAGTGATGGTTGGCAAGCTGCCAGTTATGCACGGCCACGAACTGCCGAAGGGGCTCACCAATCCGGTGAACATGGCTCGCGGTGCTTTCCTGCGAACGCTGCACACGGTGCTGGTTGGACACGGCCACAGGACGAGCGGCCATGCCGAGTCGAGCATGTGGCACGACGAGGTTTTCTGCTGGAGTCAGGGTTGCCTGTGCGACCTGACCCCTGAGTACGCTCGCATCAATCGGTGGAACCACGGGTTTGCGGTTGTCACGGTGGACAAGGACGGTACGTTTGACGTGGACAACTTACGCATCTCGAAACAGGGGAAGGTTCGCAGCTCATGACATATGAAGAGGAAATGGCAGGCACGACACTGGACGAGAAGAATGCGGCACTGCGTCAGGCAGTAGAGCGGCGGCTCTTTGCCAGCCAGGACGATGAGCATCCGGTGCTGGCTGATCCAGAGGACGACAGCGACGACACTGACGATCCGATTCACGAGTTTTCTGGCGGCTGGACTGCTGAGCCGGTTCTCGCATCGTTCGGCACGCACAAGACGACGAGCCGATTCATGGAACTGCTCGCGGAGATGGCAGAGCTGCACGAAAGCAAGAGCCGTGACTACGGCAGCGAGGACGACCCGCTGGCAAACATTCGCCACGGTGCAGACCTCGTGGATATCGAGCCGTGGCGAGGCTGCATGGTGAGGATTGCGGACAAGGTGCAGAGGCTTCGTACCTACTGCAAGACCGGCAGGCTAGTGCATGAGGGAGTGGTGGACACGCTCAAGGACTTGGCAGCCTATAGCCTGCTGGCGATCGTGCTGCACGAGGAGACGCTCAATGACTGAATATCACTTTTTAAACCTTGGTGCTGGCGTTCAATCCACTGCTTTGTATCTGATGAGCATTGATGGCGATGAGCCAGAAGTGCCAAAGTTTGACGCTGCGATTTTTGCTGATACTCAAGAAGAACCAGAAGAAGTTTACAAACATCTAGAGTGGCTTGAGCAGCAAGGTGGCCCGCCGATTATTCGCACGACTGCTGGAAAGCTTGGCGATGCATTAGATAAAGGGACAGATGCCAAGGGAAACGCAAGAACGGATGGCGGGCATTATGTCAGCATTCCTGCTTACACCTTGAATCCACAGACGGGATCGGCAGGAATCATTAGAAGGCAGTGTACGAGAGAATACAAAGTCACGCCGATTGAAGTCTGGATTCGCCAACATCTTGGTGTTTTGCCAGGAAGGCCTGTGCCCAAAACAAGTGTCATCCACCAATACATGGGCCTTTCATTTGATGAGCCAAAGCGAGTTATCCGTGTTAAGCAACGATTCATGGCAAGGCCGAGCAACTGGCAAGTGCATTTTCCGCTTTGGGACATGCAATACGAACGATATGACTGCAAGGCATATTTGAGAGAGCGCATGCCATACGAGGTGCCACGATCCGCGTGCGTTTTTTGTCCCTTTAAAAGTGATGCAGAATGGCGGATGTTGCGTGACACAGATACTAAAGGATGGATTCGTGCAATCGAGATTGACGAGGCGTGTCGCAAGGGAACTGGCCTAGATTCTCACCGCTTTCTGCATCGTTCTTGTGAGCCGTTAGCTACAGTGGACCTGCGGCCTGCGGACGAGAAGAGCGGACAGATGAATATGTTTGCTCATCTCCGAGGATTTCAAGACGAGTGCGAGGGATATTGTGGAAACTGAACGCAACGCCCTGCATTGGCTCACCAGTGACGACATCGCACGCATGACGCACAGAGCCAGGCAGGCAGGGCAACCCGGCTGGACAGGCACGAGCGGCACGCTGGCCGCTGACGTGATGCGTCTGCTGGGAGAACGCCAGCGGCTACTAGTCAAGCTGGCTCACGCTGAGCAGTCGCAGGACGCTCTGCACTGGCGTGATTGATCCTGGGGCGGCTGGCTGATGCGAGGCGTGTCCCCTCCGCTGAACGCTCGCCAGCTCGTCCCCGGGTTGCCAATCGTGCCGCGTGCGGTATAGTTGCCGCATGACAACCACGCTCAAGATTGATGGCCGCACCCTCGTGACGTGCCAGGATGCCGCCAAGCTGTACGGGTGCAGCATGGGCTACATGCGGCGGCTCGCACGCGATGGCCGCGTCTATTCGCAGACGATTGGCCGCACCTACCTCGTTGACCGTGACGAGGTGAAAAAACTCGCCAAGGACGCTGGCTACATGTCCAAGGGATTTGCCGCAAACTAGCGGTTTTCTCGGGTGTTTTTGCGTTTTGGATTTTTTTCTGAAGACCCCTTGCAAACCGTGCCGATACCGCTACAATGAGGGCATGACGGGAAACGAAACCCGCAACACTCAAACCCAAAGGCAAAACGATGGCACACATGAGAACAACAGAAGCAGCTAAGGCAATTCGCAAGGAACTCAAGGCAGCCTTCCCTGGCATCAAGTTTCGGGTTCGCAGCCACACCTACTCAGGCGGCTCGTCAATCGACGTGAACTGGATCAACGGCCCAACTGAGAAGCAGGTGGCTGGCTACACCGCCAAGTACACCAACGGCCACTTTGATGGAATGACTGATTGCTACGAATACGCCAACGATGGACGGCCAGGCGGTGCTGGGTACGTCTTCACGAAGCGGGAATACAGCGACTCAGTACGCAAGGGATCACGGGCTTACCTCGCCAGCTACTACCAGCAGTGGGAATCAATGACAGAGTACGAGCAGGATGGCCGGTTGTATGAGCATCTGACATCGTTGGTGATTGGCTGAGACACACACGCCCGGCGGCAGGGACGCCGCCGGGTTTTCACAGGGAGGTGAACCATGAGCACAGACATGCTCGCAATCGTGATTGAACTTTGTATCGGAATCCTGCGGCTGATCGAAGCCGTCTACAACTGAGAGGCTGAGATGGACGCACATGAACGAGAGGGAGCCGCTGCGGTGGCGGGCGTGATGGAACTGCATGGCGGTGCTAGTCCTGGGTACTGGGACGGCAGCCGCCGACGGTGGAGCGAATGCGATACGGTGCTATTTCGCCATAACGGTGACACGTTTCGCGGTTTTGTTGTAGCTGCGGACTATGGCAGTCAGCGTGACAGCTACACGGTGAGATACCACGTTGCCGGTGGAGGCAGCGAGGTGGTGAGGGTTTTGGATCGTGACATTCTTATCTATTGAGAGGTGACAAATGACTGGACTAACAACAACTGAGCCGCAACGCGGCCTGGCACTGAGCAGCTTTGATGATGCGTTTCGGTTTGCTGGCATGGTGGCGAAAAGCGATTTCGCACCGAAGGACTTTCGAGGAAAGCCAGAGGCGTGCCTCTTGGCGATCCAGCACGGTGCAGAGCTAGGGCTCACGCCGATGCAGTCGCTGCAATCTATAGCAGTCATCAACGGCAAGCCGAGCATCTACGGCGATGCCGCCAAAGCCTGCTGCCTAGCATCTGCGATCTGTGAGTACATCCGCGAGACGGTGACAGGCGATGGCGAGCAGATGGTGGCGACGTGCACAGCTAAGCGACGTGGCAACGCTGAGCCGACTACAGTGAGCTTCAGTGCGGCTGACGCCAAGAAAGCAGGGTTGTGGGGGAAGAGCGGCCCGTGGACGCAGTACCCGAGGAGAATGCTACAGATGCGAGCCAGAGGGTTCGCGTTGCGAGACGCATTTGCGGACGTGCTGCGTGGCCTCGTTACTGCCGAGGAGGCCCAAGACTACACGCACCATGAGACGCCAGTGGTAAGCCAGCCAGCGGCCACGACGGCAAAGCCTGAGCCGAAGCCGCCGACGGCAGATGACGCCGCGATGGCAAAGGCCAGGGCCGCAATCACCACGGCAGACACGCCAGAGGATTTGCGGCGGTTCGCTCTGGCGGTGCACGCTCGCCAAGACGACGGGTTTTATGACGCCGAGCAGGCAGCCGAGTTGCTCGACATGCTGGACGAGCGAGCCGACGCACTGGCACCAGCCGAGGAGGTGACAGCATGAGCGACGTTGCAAAGCTGACCCCCTCGCAGATAGGCAACCGCATCTGTGCGTCAGGAATGCTAGAGCTTGGCCTGCACGTCCAGAGTGAGTTGCAGCACATGCGATACCTGCGAGACGAGGTGGCAAAGCTGACTGCCGAGGTGAAGCTGCTCAAGGACCAGCTACCGCCAGAGGCAAAGGCTGCGGCGGCTAAGAAGCTGCACGAGGCGTGGCTTAGGTACACACAGAGCAGCGGTGGCGGCAGACGTGCACCGGCGATATCTGACGGCTAACGCGGCAACGTGTCGCACCCCCGGCGGCACCATCAGGTCAGGGATTTTCCGGTGTTTGATCTGACGCCGCTGGGGTTTTTTGAATCAGGACCGGCACGCCATTGCCGAAGCGACAGTCTCTACCTGTGCTGTTGCAGTGGTCGCCTAGCCAGTGGTGGCGAGTAACGCTGGCAGTTGTCGAGTAGGTAGCCTTTTATACGGCGGCAACCGCTGGCCCAGCGTGACAGGGCTAATACACACGCTTAGGAGACGGGATGAAAATAGACAAAGAGTTTGCGGCAATGATTCCCGCTCTTTCGCACGAAGAGCGTCGTCAACTTGAGGAGAATCTGATTGAGTACGGTGGTGCCAGGGAGCCGCTTGTCGTCTGGGACGATGGCGGCGACGGCATCTTGCTTGACGGCCACAACAGATACGAAATCTGCACTAGGCTTGATTTGCCGTATGAGATTGACGAGCTGACGTTTGAGAGCAGAGAAGACGCCGCTGATTGGATTGACAGGAATCAACTTGGCCGCAGGAACTTGCACCCTGATGCGTTCACGCTGCTGCTTGGACGGCGGTACAACCGTGCGAAGAAGCAGGGCGAACGAACGGACATTACTTCCGGTAAAAGTTGCCAGAAGTCTACGACCGCCGAGAGGCTTGCTAAGGAGCATGGCGTCGCTGAGAAGACGGTTCGCAATGCTGGCAAGGTTGCCGAGGCAGTTGAAAAGCTGAAGGCTGTCGATCCGCAGATTGAGGCAAAGGTCGCTACTGGTGCAGCACCAGCCAAGGCCGCTGTCGTCAAGGCAGCGTCTCTGCTTGAGCAGGCACCAGAGCGAGCACGCGAAATCATTGAAGGCCAAAAAAAGATGGCCGACGTGATACGCGAAGAGAAGCGTGCCGCTGTTGTGGCCGAGCTGGAGAACGTCGCAACACGCGAGGCGAAAGAACTGGCTGGCGAATATGACGTGATTGTCATCGACCCGCCTTGGCCTATGCAGAAGATTGACCGCGACGTGCGGCCCAACCAGTCAGAGTTTGACTACCCGACGATGAGCGAGCAGCAGCTTGCTGCCATGTCGATGCCGTCTGCGAAAGACTGCCACATGTGGCTATGGACGACGCACCGCTTTTTGCCGATGGCAATGCGGCTGCTTGATGCTTGGGGCTTTAAGTATGTCTGCACTTTTGTTTGGCATAAGCCAGGCGGGTTCCAGCCAATCGGTCTGCCGCAATATAACTGCGAGTTTGCCATCTACGCCAGACGTGGCACGCCGCAGTTCATAGACACCAAAGCATTCCCTGTTTGTTTTGATGCACCCAGAGGAAAGCACAGCGAAAAGCCAGAGCAGTTCTATGAAGTAGTTCGCAGGGTGACTGCTGGTCGCCGCATTGACATCTTTAACCGCAGGCAAATAGACGGCTTTGAAACCTGGGGCAAGGAGGCTCATGAATGAGTTGGCAGAACGACAAGGGCTGGTCTGACCAGTTTATGCCAGACATCAAAGCTGTCCTTGGTCAGCATTTGCTTGGCGAGGCCTCAATGGATGAAGACGCCAAGCACGCCACAGACCTTGTGGTTTTGCAAATGAAAAATGTTCGCATAGCAGTTCGCATGAGAAGGCGACGGTACGCAGAAAACCCGAAGTATATCGAGCAGTTCACTATTAGGACTGAGCGTCGAAGCGGTGCCGAAACAGAGCTTGCGAAGATTGTTGCGGGCTGGGGCGACTACATGCTGTATGGCTTTGAAGGCAAAGAAGAAAGCCGCCTAGGCGTTTGGCATCTAATCGACTTAAAGAAATTTCGTCTTGGATACATGCGGCTTTTGTCTCGTTGTAAGCCTGGCGAGTTTCCTGGTGATTTAATCAGGAACGTAGATGGCGGCTCTGCTGGTTGTGCCTTTTGGTACGACGAGTTCAGCCCTAGCCTCGTCGTGGCATCAGGCTACGGGATTAGTGCCAAGCAATCGCCAGCCCTGACGTTTCTAAAGGAGGCCAATGATGGCCGGTGAATGGATTCCTATTGACTGCAACCTTGGCACAAAGCCTGAAGTGATGGAGATTGTCGGCCTGACAGGACAGCCAGTTGAGGTTGTCGGCTGGCGGCTCATTCAGCTTTGGAGTTGGGCCGCGATGAACAC